AGATATTGTAATTCTCTCATTACTTGCATTAACATTAGAATTAGTAAAACTGTTAGTGTTTGCAGTAAATGTTAATCCACTATCTAAAAAAAACATATTATTATTATTAGAACCCCAGTCTATAGGTTTTAATTTTTCAATAAATCTTTTTGTCCAAGTACCAGAAAAATTAGTAACTGTTAATCTAGTTTGATCTTCGCTTGTAACTAAAAGATTATCACCACCTATATCATCTCTTGTTACAGTAACAACAGCAGCACCAGGATTTGCTACTGTGAATCCACTAACTGCATTTAAAGCAGTATAAATATTATCAGCAGTTGTGTCATTACTTTCGTTTGCTCTTACATAATGTGTATTGCCTGAAGAAGAAGAAGGAGCATCACCACTACTTGTTTCAAATTCTAAAGTAATTGTTGTGCCGTCTTGTAAATCAAGAGTTAATTCAGTACCAACAGCAATGTTTGCATAATCACTTACAGTAATTGTACAAGTTGCTTGTGTATCAGGTATTGTTCTTTTAACAATAACCCATAATTCATCTTCATCAGCATCTGTTGGTATTGTACAAACACTTTCAACTAATCCATGAGAATAAGTCAGACTATCATAGCTTTCATGTGTTCCAGTAAAGGTTCCACCTATTTCGTGTTCGTGCCAACCAACAACTTTTTGTTCTCTTTGATATGTCATACCTACCATTTTTCCATTTGTTAAAACACACCAAACAACACTATCTGGTTCTTTTTGATATGCTTGTTCTATTACTCCAGACTCTGTTATATGTTCTGCAAGTATAGTTAAATCTGGTGCGACAAAAGAATCTGTATCATAATCATATACCATCTCTCTTAACTTTCTTTTTGCTCTTTGAGTAAAAACTGTAACATTAGAAATACTTAGTGGATGTATTGATGCACAGCCATAATTAGATTGTTTTCTTATTTCAATATTTGTAGGTGTTAATGCAGAATCTGTACCACCACCTTTTGCTATAAACTCTCCACCCATTGTTCCAATTAATAATGACCTTGTTCCTGCAAGCCATCTAATAACATTGACATGGTCAGATGCTATTGCAAATATCATTGCATCACTAGCATCAGTTCCTGCTTTATAATTTTCATAATCTGCTGACTGACTAAAAAATAAAGATTGTGGTTCTGTAGCTGTTGAACCAAAAACTAATCTTTGTTCAAAAAATGTAGTAGCACCAGGATGTCCTGTCGTATCAGAAAATGCTCCTAACGACCAAGCAGTCGTAGCACTTGTTCCAGCAAAATCATCTTTAATATCAGCTTTCACAACAGTTACACTTGTATAGGTTATTATTTTTGCGTAACCAGAATCAAAAGTAATTAATCTTCCTACATCAGTTGAAGCAAAAGTTGAAGTTGAAGCCGTTATTGTTCGGTCATCTCCTGAAGAATGAGATGGTGTCATAGTTGTTGCTGTAGTATTTTCATCTAAGTAAGGTCCATCAATTAAATCTGCTTCTGTTAGTGTCCAAGTAGTATGAGCTGATCTTGTAAGTTTTCTAATAGATACATCTGGATGAACTAAATACATAACATCTGCAGATTGGGTAAATTTAATATCTCTTAATTGTGTTTCAGTATATGGATTGCTGATAGTATATACTCTTGATGCAGTACCTGCAGAACTATAAGCAGTAAAAGCACTTGAGTTAATATTAGTTCCATCTTCATCTTGTAATTCAAAAGTATTAGTTGTTTTGTTTGCTACCTTATATCTTCTTCCATTTAATTCTGTCATCCCTACAACTGCTTGTATAAGAATAAAATCACCATCAGAATATCCATGTGAAGTTGCAGTAACTACACATGGGTTTGCTCCTGTAGCTGCTGATATAGTTTTTGTTGCTTCATATATTGGTGCTTGGTTTTTATAAAATCTTATTTTACCTGTCGCAAATTCTAAAACATAAGTTTGTACTGTAGAAAATTCGAAAGGTATTAATCTTGTATATTTAGATTGATCGTGAACTCTTGAAATAAATTCTGTTCCTGGCCTTCTTGACACACCACCATGTGGATGTATAAGAAAGTTACTTAATTGTTTTGCAGAATTACTATAAACTGCTAAATCAGTTCTTCCTTCTAGTCTGGGGGATATTTCACCACCAGTAAAATTTGAATATGCTAATGTTGTTCTAGCCATTATTAAGCCCTCGCATTAAGCCATGTATTAGCTATTATTTCATCTGGTTTTCCTTCTGACGCATCAGCATGTCTTGCTTCTACAATCTTTGCTTCGTATAATTGCCACATAGCATTTGTTAATGTAGTGGAACCTGTGATAGCATAACCTGTATCTGAAGCTAATCTTGCAGCAACTGTTTCAATTAACAATGTATCATATTCATTTGGATCAGTAACTCTCCCAATATATTTAATATATACTGTTGCTTGGTCTGTTAAAATTTCTCTTCCTTCTACTTTCCAATCCATATCCACTTCATTGGAAGAATAAGAACCTGTATGAAAATCTAAAATTCTTAAACAATACGGATCAGTAGGTAAAGGATAAGCATAACTAAACTGATAAGTAGGGGTTGTTGAAGATTGATTTAATTGTTGTCTGTTAATTAAACAATTCCAAGGATGTCCTCTAAACACAGCATCTCTTACAAAATCAAATCTTTGATTTAATAAACGAGCATTTTTACTATCCTCTGTTAATGCTACAATCTCCTAACATGTTCATTGCAGAATTACATATATCAACTTTACTTGCCATTGATTATTTTTTTCTCCTATTAATAATATAAAAAAATTTTGCCAGTTTCTGTTTACGAGTACTGGCAGACTCAGAATCTTATTCAGGGTTGTGTTTAATTACAAACGCATTAATCAGTTGTATAATATACCCACATGTGAAGCGTATTATTGATAGTAGCACCACCAGTAGTGATGATTATATCAGTTTCACTTGTGTAACGATATGCCAAACCATTCATAGAAATAGTAGGGGCACCAGCAGAGGTTCCACCTAACATTGATTGTGTTTGACCGGCTGCATTCCATGTACCAGAAGCTTCTATAAATCTGTTAGGATCATCTGAATCTCCAACTATTAAAGTTGAAGAACCAGCAAGTGCATCGCACTTTAAAACAACATCGTGTACTGTGGAATAAGCAGGCATTCTGGCCATAGTGATTGTATCACCTGATGACACAGAACTTGCTTCGTAGGTATCATACCACACTCTTAATACTCCGTGTACTTGCTCAGAAGATGCAGGTACTCTTGGAGTTGCGTCTAAATTTGTAATATTTGCACCATAAACGGCTGCCATATTATTTAGTTTCCTCCATTAGTCTTCCCTACATTTAATTTCAACGACTTTTTCTTCTTCCATTCTCGTAGCACCGATACTCATAGCATAATAGACTTGTGTAGCATAACCTTTGTCAGCTCTTTCATCTATTTTTGCTGTAATATCTTTGCCTATTGAAAGTAATAAGCCGTCTTCAGCCCAAGCAATAACTCTACGGTTAGTTCCAGATTCACTGGAAAGACGAGTTGATACAATAAATTTAAAACCTAAAAATGTATCAATTTCACCTTGCACTAATGCTTTAACAGTATTGTAATCTGATGAAGTTACAGTTGTTATATTTAACAAATCTGCAAGCTGTTCAGGAGCAACTGCAACATAACGAGGTAATGTTGTGTCTACATTAGCTTCGTCAAGTAATTGCTTTGCTTCTACAAGTTTAGCGATTGATAAACCTGCTACAGGCGATCCGACTGAAACAACTTGTCCTGAAGGGAAAGTTGTTGAAGTAGAACCTGTTTCACCAGTATATGCAGTTCCGAAAGCAGCAGAGATGATTTCATCATCTATAGCTCTTCCCATTGCAAATGCTGTGGCTTGTGAGTAAGGACTTGTTGGATCAATTAATGTTCTGACTTTGTCTTGGTCGTCAATTAAGTCAGCATACTCATAATCAACAAGCGATACTCTTCTTCTGGCATGTGGAGTGTCGATTTGTGGTGTGTCTGCATGTCTGCTCAATCTCTTTTGTGCAGTCGCAGAACCAACTTGATCGTAAAATGCGTTCTTTCCTACTTGACTTTCAACACGTACAGCGTTTCTGAGCAAACTTCCTTTTTGTTGAGAAAGTAATTGCACGTTACTACTATATTGTTGAACGAAAGCTGTAGTAATTTGAGAACTCATTTAGATCTCCTTATCCAAATTGTTAATAAAAATAAACAGCGAGAAGTGCTGTCCATAATTGGACACTCTCTTGGGAAGTAACGATTACCCCATACGAGTCATTGACTAACAACAGGAATGTTCCCATTTACCCTGACTTTGTTTTAAAAATACTAAAACAAAAAAAACTTTTTATTCTTCTGGATGAACCATCTCTTGCATATCAGCTACTTCTTTAACTGCATTTTCATGTTCAGCATCTTTACGATTCCAATATGCTGTACCAGGTGCAGTTAATTCTGTAATCTTTCTTTTAGCTTCTGCAGGAGTGAAAAACTCACTTCCTTTTTCTCCAGTAGCAATCTTATCTTCAGATATAGTGTCTGCAATATTAGACATCAACTTTATAAATGTAGGATGATCGCCTAATTTAGTTCCATCTTTTAATTCTACATCTAAAAATTTAGTATCACCATAAGTTTGGAATACTCTTTGAGAAGATTTTAATTTTGCATCATAAGTTTTTCCAAACTCTTTTCGCAATGCAGCTTCTGATTCTGCTCTTTTAGTATCAGCATCCACATTTATATCTTCTACTTGTGTTTTGATTAAGTCTTTATACCAAGAAGTTAATCCTTTAAATTGTGTTTGGTTAAGACCTAACTTATGAGCAGCATCTTTAAAGTTCTTTACATTCTCTTCTGGAATAGGTAAATCACCAAAATCTTCCTCATAAGTTTTTGCTTCTTCTGGTTTGCCTAATTTATTATATACAGCATCCCATTCTTCTTCCGAAGCATTTTTTCCAGGAAGTGCAATCTTATCTGCACCTATCATTTTTTGTGCATGAATATAAGATTTTGCCAAACCTGGAACATCTTTAACAGTTAGTAATGATGGATCGTTTTTCAAATCTTCTGGAAGACTCTCTTTCCAATCCACTTGTGCATCTAACGGTTTTTCTTCTGTTTGAGTAACATCAGACGATGTATCTTCTGTCGCTACCTGTGTTTGTTCTTCAGCCATCTTGTTTATTTTCCTCCTTTATAAAACTTAAAATGGTTAATAAAACAGATCGTTGCCCTTCAAGAAAGGCACTTTCGTGTGAGTCATTTCTTACATGCGTAGGTATATAATAATGACAACGAAACTTTAAATCTTTTAAAATTCTTTTTCCTTCTTCAGAACCAAAGACAACTTTATATTCTTTTCTTATTTGTTTTATTTTATCTAAATCCATTTATGTTGCTTCTGTAGCCATTATGTTTGCAACTTCTTTTACTGCAGGTGCTGCTTTCCCTGCTGCCTCTGCTGCTTGTGCTAATTGTTGTTGTTGTAATTGTTGTTGTTGTACCATAGCATCTTGTTCTCTTTTTTGTGAAACGCTAACATCATCATTTAATAACGTACCAGGCACACCTAATATATCAAATATATATTTAATTAATTTATCTGAATTTATATAATCAAAGACTGGAGCTTGTTGTTGTAATGGAATAGCAATTTCTAATGCTCTTAATATTCCAGATAAGTCAGAAGTTCTTTGTGCTTTAGCAAGTGGTGATACATATTCTATTTCTATATCAACACCTTCTAAATATTCTGGCATAGGTGGTAATTGTTCGTTTCTTAATAAAATTCTAAAAGCTCTATTAATTAAAGGTCTTAATAATTCACTTGTTAATCTTCCAAGAACAGGTCCTAGTAATCTCATCTTCTCTTCGTTTCTTTGTACAACTTCTGTTGCTGTCATTTGTGGGCCTTGTCCTAAAAGTAATTGGTCAATAAAAAATGCTTCTCTAATTGCCCTTCTTTTTTGTTCTTCCATATTTAATCCTATTGGATTATTAGCACCAATATTTAATGGTTCGATTCTATCTCTTGTTCCTGCACGATAATAATTTAAACCACCTGGCACAGTTCTTACAGGTAAAACAAATCCATCATCTGGAACTAACAATGGTGGATCAACTTGTTTTTGTGCTGCCTTGATTGTTGTCTTTGACATTTCATTTAACATTTTAATGTCAGGCAACGCAGTCATTGATGGGCTTCTTCCATATACTTCATTAGATGATTTTAAAAATCTAGGAACCATAAATGGAAATTCATCAAAACCACCTTCAGCAATTAAATGCTGTCCGTCTAAATCAATGTAACAAGAACCAAATGGTTTATTTAATTTATCTTTTTTCTTTATATCATACTGATCTCTAGGATAGACAGAGTGTAAAATTGTAACATCTTTATATGGATCATTTTTTGATTCGTTTATAATTCTAGTTCCTGCTTGTACTCCCCATTGTTTAGCTGCTGCACTTGCAGACATATTAAATTTTCTGCAAACCATATCGATTTTGCCTTGATGATTTTCAGATATAAATATTTCTGCAACATGTCTTGAAGAGAAACGTAACTCCCCTTCATCATCTTCTAGGAATAAACAGGCAGTTCCAAAAGCAGTAAGGTCCATATATAATTCATGTATTTCTTGTTGAAAATTACTACGAGAAAATGCTTGATACATTCTTTCTACAGCAGTATCTAACCATGCTTTCGCACCCACATCCTCATTAATTTCATTTTGTCTATATTTTAAATCAAACCAAGATGTAGAAGGATTAGTGAGCATACCATGAAGAGAGGCAGCCAATAATTCTAATGCGTGGATTGCAGTAGCATCATAAATTAATTCTGTTCGTTTATCTCCTTTAGCTCTTGTCTTAGTAACAGTTGCTTTTCTAGGTAGAACATAATCAGCAATTTCTTGCCAATG